GTATTTACATAGGCATCATCAAAGGCGTTTGCAGTGACGTTTTGGTTTGCATCCCGCAGAACTACGCTGTTCGCGCCTGTTGATGCGGTGACGCCTGTACCGCCGTTTGCCACGGGCAAAGCGGTACCCGAGTACGCGATTGCGATAGTTCCGCTGGTGGTTATGGGAACCCCAGAGACAGACAGGAACGCCGGTACGGTGGCATCCACAGAAGTGATTGTACCCGTGCCACCGCTCGCTGCAACCCACCCTGATGCCGAAAGAATGTAGGTCTGCTGCCCAGCAAGGGGTTGGGGGACATACCCCCGCACCCCATCATCCGTACTTGTCGGAGGCTGAAACGAACTAAATGCGACTATTCCCGGACTGGGGGATATGGACACGGCTACAGTCCTTGAGCAAATGCCTGTGCTTTGGCTTCTAGACTAGCCCGGTAGTTATTTACATCTGCTTGCAAAACCGCAACCTCCGCCATACGGGCATCCAAGCTGGCCGACTTGGCTTCATAATCTGCCTGCGCTGATTGTGCTGCTGCGACTATAGAGTCTACTTGTGTTTGGGTAACCAAAGCCTTAGCCATAAGTGCATCTGCGGCTTCCGTTTTTGTCTTGGCTGCAGCGGCCAGTTTATTAGCTTGGTCTTTGGCATCCGCAACTATCGCGGCGGCTTCTTCCGTGGCCCTAGCAACTAGGTCGGCTATGTTTGCTTTGGCATCTTCGAGTGCCTGCGCGGCTTGTGTTTGCTTTGATGCAATATCAGCGCGAATGGCCAAAATCTCATCGGCGGGGCCTGCCAAAGCAATACGATCATTTGCGTATTTTGCGGCTTTTTCCAGATTATCCAGCTTGGTTTTGTATGCCGCCGGGTCTGTAATAAAGGCCAACAAATCACTAAGTTGGTTGCCCGTGCCGGGCAAGTCGATTCCTGTGGAACTCATGCGTTACCTCCGCCACCGGCTTGAATTACTGTAAATACGACACTTCCTGTTGTTCCTGCGGCAGTTGTGATGCGAACCCCTGTAGCAGGAAACGCTAAGTTAGCTACCAAACTAGTTGTCTTGGTAGACATGTCGGGATGGTTAAACCACGTAGCCCCTGCGGGGGTGAAGCTCTTAGCAAAGATGTCGTCAAAAGTGTATTGCACCGTATAAGTAACAGTACCAGTAACAACCGTTGCAAGCGTAGTGTTATTAGGTGAAATATACAAGTCTAGGTTGTATAAATTAGAGTTACCGACCCCACTAACGGTAAAAACTGCTGGGCGCATATCAATCTCCTATAAAGCAGGGGCCGAAGCCCCCGAGATTAATTACTGTTGGTTAGCAGGAGGAGAGCTATTGCCGCTAGCGTCTTTGACGAGGTACTGCACAGTAATTTGCGCTGCACCGCCGCTTGCTGTTCCTGCGCAAGCGTAGATGACTTGAAGAATCAAGTCGGTCGTACCTACGTTCAAGATGGTAGCCATGTTGGTTCCAGACAATGTGGTCGTGGCGCGGCCAACAGCCAAGGGTGTGGTAGACGCGCTACCAGCGGTTGCCAAAGCAGTACCGCCAGCCGTTTGAATGGTAATGGTGTTGCCAGTTGAGCCAGCAAAAGCAGTGGTGATGTCAACAAAAATATTGGTGATCTGAGCGCCAGCGGGAAGAACTGCAAACGTAGTAGCCGTCGTGGTGGCGACCGTCATGGTGCCGGTTTGGGCTACGGTGGTAACACCGGTATTTTGGATGGTTCCAGCAGTGGTACCAGTAGTGTTTTTAACAGTGCCGAGCAGCCAAGGGCCGAGGTGAGTTGCGAATCCCATGATGTGTTCCTTACATACAAGCTAGGTGCGTCAATCGGTATGTCGTCTGCTGGGGCAGTTTGGCGCACTGGAAGTCCCAGATGGAGGCAATATACACTATTTCTCGGTATAGTCAAGCATATGCCATACAAAGACCTCAAAGTTAGAAAAGATAAGCACAAAGAGTACTCGAAGAAGCACTACAAAAAAAATACCGCTGAAGTAAAAGCCCGAAGTAAAGCAAAGGGGTCTGAGAACAGGCAGAAGTGGGTAGCGTATAAGGCTAGCCTTTCCTGTACAGTTTGCGGAATTTCACATCCTGCGGTCATAGACTTCCACCATCCACCGGGAACAAAAACCTACGGAGTCAACGATTTAGTTGCTAGGCGCAAATTCAAAAAGGCGTATGAGGAAATTAAGAAGTGCATAGTGTTATGCGCTAACTGCCACCGGATACACCACTTCAATGAAAAAGGGGCCGAAGCCCCTTCCAATCAAACTGCTTTGTCTTCCGACTCGGCTTCAACTTCATAGTCTTCGTCTTCCACCAGCAGCCAATCGCCGGTTTCGATATTCAGCCAATACCAAGCTTCGTGCTCTTCGTCGTACCAGCAGTACACTTCGGCGTCTTCATCATAGATGTACTCTTCACCTTCAACAAAGTACTGCTCAATATCTTCAGGGATGTCAAAGGACTCGTCGTCAATTTCAACTTCTTCAATGTCAGGGTTACCCAACATCCGCACGGTTTGCAAAAACTTCAAGATTGACTCGGTGGAATACTCAAAGAATCCGCCATCAGCCATATCAACAGCTACAGTAAAAAACATACGTTACCCCTAAAAATTGGTCACAGCGACATGCTGCAAAGGAATCCTACACGAGTTTTGCGACGAATGTTTATATGCTTTTGTGGTAAGACTCACACCAGCTTATTGGACTTCTTTAAGTTTTCTTCTTGGGTTATAACGCGTAGGTTCCACGGCACATGCAAGCCGCACACAGCATCTCCCTGCAAGGGAACGATGTGGTCTACGACATAGCGCTCCCCTGTAGTTTGACTCATGGTTATAGCTATACGGTATAGCTGCCGTATCTCTGACTTTTGCTTGTGGGTCAGCCATTGAGGGGTGGCATTACGAAACCGACGACGGCGAAAGCTTGTAAGTGCTTTGTATAAATCTGGGTTGTTTTGTTTGTACGTGCTTTTGTACGCCTGTTTTTCTGCTGCGGGACGCGCTTGTGCACGGGCAATAACTTGGGCTCGGTTTTTCTCGTAATACCGCTGCTTAGCCTCTTGCCCTGCTTCCGAACGGTTGTACTCCGCAAAGTAATCCGCCCGCGCCGTGGCTTGTGCGTGCCATTCGGCCTTCAGGCACTCTACGCATGCGCCCTTAGTTTTTCGTGCAGCTATATGCCCATGTTTGCAGGGCTCCCCTGTGAAGTAGTGTGTGGCGTTGGTAGCTCGCGCTTCTTTTCTGGTTTTGGGTAAATTGGTAGTGTCCATTGTAGTTCCTAGTTACGACACCGGTAATGTACCACAGCTAAAATTAAAGTCAAGCAGGCAGTAAAAAAGGGCCCCAAAGGGCCCTTTTTAGGTAAAAACCAGTCTTTTTTAAGTCGAACCGGGCGAACCGAAGATACCCAGAGGGTCAGACCAGCCAAATGAATACCGCTCACGAGCCTTGTAACGGACGTTGCCGGTATCGAAATCCCCATCCATTTTGGTATCCAAAGCGACACGCTCAAAGTGCTTCAAACCATCCGGCACGTCAGTCGTCAGGAACCATGCATTGGTGTCCGTCAAATAGTGATTGACAGTGTAACCTTCGGGGATCGAACCGTTGTTCTTCAGTGCGTTGATATCGTTGTCGGTAGTGCCAACACGCAGGCTGGTTTCCAACAGACGAGTAGCAACGAACATCAGAGCCGTAGGGATGATGAGCTTCTTAGGCTTAGCAGCGATCAACAGGCCCTTTTCATCCGTCCACTGAGCGATCTGAATAACGGCGGCTTCCAAGGAAGTCTCGTTCAAATCAACACCGGTAGTGGGGCGGTTGGAGTTGGTACCGCCGTTGACCAAGGGGTGAGCCGTGGAAAACAAAGGCACGCCGTCGCCGCCGTAGTACGCAGCAGAGTTGGTGAAGCCGTTGTTCAGAACAGCAGCAGCTTTAACTTGCTTGGTGTACGCCATAGCGCGGGCCAGACCTTTGGTGTAACGAGCCGACAGTGAGTCGTACAAGTTATCTTCCATTGCCTCTTCCGTGATCGAGAAGCCCAAAGCGATGGTTTCGTGGTTGTACCGTGCAGTGAAGGCTTCCTGCGCATTGTCATAAGCAATGG